GGAGCCGCAAAGGCAACCCAGAAGGTCGCAGTATCCTGCGATCGGCATACAGAGACTGGTACTTTAAAAAACGCATCCAGGAAATTGAGGGCATCGGAATCGAAAGGGATTTAGCCGGTTTCCCTGTACTGAAAGCCCCAGAAGGCGTGGATTTGTGGGATACACAGGATCCTGATATGATGGCAGCTCTGATGAGGGCGGAGGGAATTGTAACCAGCATCCGACGCGATAGTAGGGAAGGGCTTGTGCTACCGCCTGGATGGGATCTAACCCTCCTGTCTACTGGAAGCCGCCGCAGCTTTGATACCAATGAGATCATCAATCGATATGACAAGAGGATTGCCACCACTGTCCTGGCCGATTTTATTTTTTTAGGACATCAGGCGGTTGGAAGCTTTGCCCTTTCCAGTGATAAAACCCGATTATTTAGCCTGGCCATCGGGACTTATCTAGATATCATCTGCGAGGTTTTCAATAACCAGGCAATTCCGCGCTTGATTGATCTCAACAAGGATCACTTCTCCGGGCTTACCACTTATCCAGAAATGAGGCACGGCGATGTAGAAGATGCCAATCTGCAGAAAATCGGAACCTTTATCAAGGACATGGTTGGAATTGGAGCGCTTGTACCAGATGAGCCGCTGGAAGATTTTGTCCGGGAGATTGGCCATCTGCCGGAACGCCAGGACGGTGCCCCGACTATCCCGCCAGAAAAAGCCGCTGAGAGGGCGCAGGAGACTCCCAATCCATCCACAGGCAGAGATACAGCCGACGATGACGAAAAGGATGCTATGGAAGCAGAGGAGGCCAAAAAGAGCCTATACAGAACCTATTAATCGGCCTTTCACGATTTCTGCTAAAAGACCCGCAACCAATATAAACAGGAATAAACAGGAATAAACATTTATAAACATTCAAAAACAGTCAGAAAGGCGGTGAAACCTATGCCGATTCTTTTCTATGATGACCTCCGAAAAGCCAATCCAGCCCCAGATGTTGCAACGATGAAGATGAAGCTCTATCTGAATGCAGCGGAGCCAGAGCTTGTATACTGGCTTCAAAATCTGTGGCAGCACCAGGGAAAGGCCATCACCTACAAAGAACTGCGGGAAGCGATCCTGAGCGGAGACCTTACCAAAGGGATGATAGACGCCTGGCAGCAGGATTACAGCAAGTTCGTGGTAGATTATGTAGAGCCCACCTGGCTGGATGCCATGGAGGCGGCCAATCAACAACTCTCCGACAAATTCCCCCTTTACTCCTTCGATCCGATGACCGAGGGCGTAAAACAGTGGACACATCGTGCGGGCGCTATGTTTGTTACGCGCAGCACCGAAGAGCAGATCAAAGGACTACGAGCAGTCGTCAAAAAAGCCGCGCAGATGGAGAACATGAGCGTGGATGAGCTTTCTCATATCATCCGACCGATGGTAGGACTGACCTGGCAGCAGTCAATAGCAAATCTAAATTACTATAATACCATGCTCGCAAGCGGAATGCCGGAGGATAAAGCCTTTGAGCGGTGTGTGCGCTACAGCGCCAGACAGAGCCGCTACAGAGGATATATGATAGCTCGCACAGAATTAGCCTTTGCCTACAACAAAGGTGAATTTGAGGGAATCAAACAAGCGCAGATGCAGGGGCTGATGGGAACCGTCAGGAAGGTCTGGTGTACCGCAGATGATGAAAGAACCTGTAAGATTTGTGGAGGATTAGACGGGAAAACCATCGAAATGGATGAGGAATTCTCTTATCAGACAAAGTTGTCTGCCAAATTCCCAGGAATCAAGAAAACCCCGCCTGCACACCCGCACTGCCGCTGCACTGTAATCTACGAAGAAGTAGAGCCGCCACAATATGTATCAGAGAAACCGGCCGAGCCTCTCACCCCAGAAGACAAGACCCCGGAGGAAGAACTGCAGGAGGACATCGCCATGCAGCCTTCCGTCCCAGAGGACCTAAAGATACCTGAGGGACTAAAAAACGACGGGAAAGCCCACCTGGGCGGCACAGGCGAGATGTACCAATACACCGATAGTAGCGGCCGGGAATGGCTCTTTAAACCATCACGGGCCAAATACAGCGGTGAGCTTGAACCTTTCAGAGCTTACATCCAGGAGGCTGGATACAAAGTGCAGAGCATTGTTGATCCGGACAGCGCTGTGCCCGTTGCTACCGGAACGATAGACGGCAAATTCGGTGCCCTGCAGAAAAAGGTCAAAGTAGGAAATATGACACCGGATTTGAATGACTGGTATTACAATGGCGGGGAACTTTCCAGTAGTATCAAAGAACAACTACAGCGAGAAAATGTCACTGACTGGCTTCTGGCCAATTATGACAGCCATGCAGGGAACTTTATCTATTCAGAAAAAGGGACAATCATCGGTGTCGATAAAGAGCAGTCATTCCGCTACCTGCAAAAGAAGGGCGCTCAAAAAATGAGCTACACCTTCCACCCCAATGCTTCTTACGGAGAAAAACCTCCAGTTTACAACACCATGTATGATCGATTTGCAAAGGGAGAGATTGACCTCGACTTAAATAACACCCTCCCATACATAAAACGCGTAGAAGCCATCCCGGATGCAGAGTACCGCGAGATATTCCGTTCCTATGCAGTAAGCCTAAACGGCGAAGGAAAAGCTGCAGAAGCCCTACTGGACGATATTGTGGAACGAAAGAAAAACCTGCGTGAATCCTTCCGTACCTTTTACGAGGAGCTTTTGGAGGAGAGAACCGGCAAAAAGACCCGCTTCCTGTTCCGCGATGAGGGCAAAGAAGCCACAAAGCAGGTGCTCGCAGCACAGACCATGAGCAAAGAGGCAGCAGCCAAGCTCACCAGCACAGAGCTAAAAAAGATTGCAAAGAGCCAGGGTATCCCAAACTTCGGTAATATGACCAAAAAACAGCTTGTGACCTGCCTATCCGACCCAGCACAGATCGAGCTCATGAATCAAGAAGTAAAGGCGAAGCTGGCCGCACAAGCCTCCAAACGAGCAGGGAAATCTCCTGCGCCGGTAACATTGACGCCAAAGACTGCCAAGATCCCCGGCGTGATTGACGCAGCAGATCTGTTTGGGGATTTGAGCCTCATACCAGATGATAATCCGGTCGGAACCGCTATTTTTTCCGACCGCGACAAGGTGGAGGGATTAAATCTCACTGCTCGTCGGATAAATATCGCCGGGGAAGAATGCTATGAGATCAGCGGGAAGCTAACTGAAACTGCGTGGCATCAGATTTGCTTAAAATTGAAGGATGCCAATGTTCCGAAAGGTACTTTTGCTCTTGAGCCAGGAACCCGAATCGGTAACCGCATCTACCTGGAAGACCGAGAGACCGCACACCTTTTAAATCATAAGATTCAGGTAAACTTGGAAAGCTACCAAGTAAGTGGAACGGATAGTTTACTTGAGGTCTTATATGCTCCGGCAGGGAAAGAACCCCGATCTCAGATGGGAGTGTTCCGCATCCGGACGAAAGCAAACGGGGACGGGATAGAGGAAGCGTCCCGAATCAAGGACTTGCTGAAAAAGACAAATCTTGATTTTATCACGGAAAATCCGGATGAGCAGGCTGAATATACGATGAAAGGAGCCCGCCTTTTATTCCAACGTTTTCCCAACCTCTCTACAACGCTATGGGAAAAAGAAGATAAAATAGGGAACATCCAAAACTTTCTGGACATGGCAGGAATCACCCAGGAAGAGGTAAACAATTTAAAACTCGAAAAAGTGTTTGACGGTTACAGCACCTATGTGAATCCCGGAATCGTGAAGGAATACCAGAAAGCCGGTCTGGAATATGTCTGGTCCGGTGTCTCCAGCAAAGAAGCCATTGTAGCGGTATACAAAGGCGGCGGACTGCAATCTACAAACAACCGTCTGACGCTTGGATTTGCCGGAAACGGAGCCAGCATGAAGCAAGATGTGGAGTCCGGAGGAGCGGATAATGTATTCACTCGTATTGCAACAAAAGGGGCATACAAATCAAAACGGGACTACTCTCCCAGCTTTTCAAGCGGAGAATATCAGATCATCATGAATCCAAAAGTTATGGAGCGCACCGACTGGTATGCCTATGATTTTGATAACTATGGTAGAACATCAGAGAACAATATGAGTTTCCGACTTAATTCCTTTGATTTTGTAAAAAAAATGGAAAAAGACTATGAGCCTTCAAACGAAATCATGTTCCGACATGGTATTCCTGTCACAGAATGGATCGGCATTGATACCAATTCAGAATATAAAAAAAAGGCTTTGATTGAGGCACTCAAAGGTGAGGGCATCAACAAAATCAACGGAAAATCATTGGAAAAGTTTATTCGAGTCAATAGCACGGTAGGAAAAACTTTGAAATAGTGGTATAATAGAGTAAGAGAAATGTTCTATGTTATAGAACACAGAACGGAGAATTTGAATGAACCAACCAAACGAAAAAGCTCTGTATGTTTTAGATATGGGACCAGACGGGAACACCCAACAATTATGCCTACACATGATGATTCGCCAAGCTCCCTACAAGCCGGAGCTTTTAGAGCTTTGTTTTCATGACACTGACCGTGGTCACATGATCCGCGGAAAGATGAAAAGCACCCAAGAGCACGGATTCACCTGGACCGACTGGCGCGGAAATGACTGGACATTCCGGGAAGTTACCATCCAGGAGTTCCGCCACAATTTGTGGCAATATGTAGGCAACGGCGACGGCATCGCCAAAGCCATCCATACCACAGAGGATCTGTGGGAATGGTATCGAAAGACATTTCCAATTTAATGTTATCCTCCTTTTCTTTAACACCTTTCAGACAAGAAAAGCCGCCTTGCAGCAATGCAGGGCGGCTTTTCTTGTTCTTAAGTATTGTCGAGACATATAAAAAAGAGGTATAATATAAGTACAACTTATAAATAGCTAATAACTATTGCTATTAATTATATTAAATTCTTTTCGCAATAAGAGAAAGGAAGATGATTCTGCCCGTGGCAATCCACTGCAATACACCTCAAACCTTCGCACAAATCCTGAAATTCAACCCTTATCATGATAGGCATGGCCGCTTTGCAAGCGCGAACAGCTACGCTACATTTACCTATATTCCAGGTAAAAGCAAAGCCCATGACCTTGCTATTGCGCGTGAAAAAGAACGTCACGCTAGCATAGGAGATCGTGATAAGAAAGAAACACATTACAGAAAATTGAGTACAGAAGAAGAATTTGATGAATTTGCATCACACTATCAAAAGTTCGAGGGCGAACTAACTGCGAAAGAAAAACGTGTCATAGGTAGATACCAAACAGAATCATTTGCGTTTAATCAGAAACTCAGAGGGGCTGATCCTGCGGATTATGATGAAGAAGTATTTGGAAAACAAGCCACTAAGCAAGAGTATAGAACTCTTGATGCTGCACTTGAAAAATCAACCATCCATGAAAATATAACCGTTTACCGTGCGATTGCTGATACTGAAGCGCTCGGAGATCTATCTGTGATAAGAGGTAAAATCATAACAGATAATGGATACGCAAGCACATCACTCAACCGTAAAGCTGCGGAAATGTACGGAAACGGAATCATCTGTAAAATAAACATTCCGAAAGGAAGCAAAGGTGCATATATAAGCGGCATAAAAGATGATCTAGGGAATGACTTCAAAAGCAATCGTGAAATCCTTCTCCCGCGGAATTCTGCGTATAGAATATCCTCTGTAAAAGAAATCAATTCATCCAAACGGTCCTTATTTCAAGAAAAACACTATGAGGTGGAAATGGACTATGTATCAGAGTAAAAGAAATCATCAACGATTTGCCTGGAAAAAAGGTGAATTTAAAATACACAGCATTCGGGATGATAACGACATTGACGTTACCCCACCAAACACAACTATAAAATCTTTTAATGAAATCCTTAAATTTAACCCTTATCATGACAGGCGCGGTCAATTTGCTTCATCAAATAGCTTTGCTGTTTTTTCTGCAAAACCCGGACGCCTAAAACATCCTGAAAAATATAAAACAACCCCAACCGGCGGAGAATCTACAAAAGAACATTCCCAGCCTTCAAATCCAACATCCATGGCAAGTACGACTACTACTACTGCCACAAGAGGACATATCTCTGGCAAAGAATATTTCAAAGGTGTAAAAACCGAAAAAGAAGCAGTAGAAGTTGTCCGCAAAGACCTGGAAAAGATCAGCGGGAAAATGATAACCACAAAAGAAGCTCAACAGATGTATGATTCTGTATATGCTTTCACGGGAAGTGAATACACCGCAATCCGTGCGGCACAATCCGGAAACAGCTCCAATAGATCCGCAGCTAGGAAGGGAGAACACATCGAAAGATTTATCGATGCCAGTCCTAAGTGGGAAGGTGGCGAGCTGTACCGAGGAATGAATATTTCAAACGAACAGGCTGCGAGCTTTAAAGCCTCTCTGCAAAAGGGCTCATCTGTCAGCATGAATGGCGTAAGTAGCTGGAGCAGCAAACAGTCAATGGCTGAATCCTATACACGAGGTAGTGGGGAAAAGTTCATTTTTGTTTTGCCAAAAACCAAACACGGAACCAGCATCGAACATTTGTCCAACTTTCCCGGAGAAAACGAGGTCATTGTTTCCAGCAAATCAAACTTTGTTATAAAAAATCTGCAAACAAAGAAAAAAAGAGGAAGTAGACAGGCAGTAACCTATGTTTACATGGAGGAAACCGCATGACAATGGCAAATATCCACAACAGATGGGATGATAATGACATCACCATCACCCCACCTGACACAACTATAAAATCTTTTAATGGAATCCTCAAAAGCAACGCAGTACAACTGCAAAGTTCCCCCAAAAATCAAGAATTCCAAATTTACAAAAAAGATGATGATAAGCGCTTGGTGTTCGGCTGGGCCAGCGTGGCCATTAAAGCCAACGGAGAGCAGGTTGTTGATCTGCAGAACGATGTTATAGACCCAGAAGATCTGGAGGAGGCAGTCTATGAGTATGTGCTGAATTTCCGTGACAGCGGAGAGGAGCACAACCCTGACCTGCGCAAGAAGGGAAAACTGGTGGAAAGCGTCGTCTTCACAAAAGAAAAACTTAGGGCAATGGGCATCCCAGAAGGAACGGTCCCGCTCGGCTGGTGGATCGGATTTAAAATACATGATGATGATGCCTGGGATAAGGTCAAAAAAGGGCAGTACAATATGTTTTCGATCGAGGGAACCGGCACACGAACTGAAATAGAATAGTCCGCTGGAAGGAGGTGAACCAACAGTGACAAAGAAAAAGACAAAACTAAGCAATGTGAATTTAAAAAGTGTGGATATGGTGAATCAAGGCGCAAACCAGGAAGCAGACATCTGCCTCTTTAAAAGCGCAGATGGAGATCCCCAATCCGAAGTGGAACCTCGGGAAGAAACTAGCATACTCACAAACATTTTGAACCTGCTGAAAAACACATTCGCCACAGGCGAAGAAAGGGAAGAAGACATGAATATCCAAAAGATGCAGAACGATTCTGATGTTTACCTGGAAGCCTTCCAGGAGAGCGTAGATAGCATCATTGGTAGCAATATCATCGACAACAAAACCCGCAAATTCCTCCTGGCAAAGAGCCTCAGACAGTTTACAGAAACCTTTGAACGAGACATTATCGGAAATGCCGAGAAACCACCTCGATTTTTCGCTGATGATGACGATGATATGGAAGATGATGACTTAGAGGATCCTGTGCTGGAGGAAAAAACCAAAGAAAAAAAGGCAGAAACCAGTAAAAGTAAATCAAATACCACATGCAAGAAAGAAGGAGAAAAAGGAATGAACATCGACAAAAGCAAACTCTCCACCGAAGAACAGAAGCAGCTCGACCAGCTCCTGGCCAAAGCCGCACCAGAGGGAATCCCAGAGGAGCATCCAGAGGATAACGGTAGCGGCGTAGAGAAATCCATCCCTCCAGAATTAAAAGCCGTACTGGACCGCACAGAGGCGGTGACAAAGCGCCTGGAAATGCGTGAGTTTGAGGAGATCGCCAAAAAGTATGCTCCACTTGGTGAAAAGCCGGAGGAGCTGGCAAAAACCCTGTACGAAGTAAAACAGGCCAGCCCAGATACTTATGATAAATTTATCGCACAGCTGGATAAGAGTCTGGAAGTCGTAAACAAAAGCAGCCTCTTTACTGAGATCGGTAAGAGCGGCGCCGGCAGCATGGGCGGCAGCTCCCCCGTAGAGAAGATTGAGACAGCCGCTGCAGAGCTGCGTAAATCAGATGCCAAACTGTCCTACAATGAATCCATTGCCAAGGCGTGGGAAAACAACCCCGACCTGATGGAGGAATACGACAACTCCTACAGCAAACGAGGCTAATCTAATCGAAGAAAGGAGATCCCCATATGATCTACACAACTACTGGCATCAACGAGAGTGCCACCATCAGCGAAAAAGCCGGCGCAGAAATTGCAGACGTTCGCGGCAAAGCTGTAAAGTATGACGCCAATGGCGATGTAGTGCTTGCAGCAGCAGGCGAGAACATGCTGGGCATCGGCATCCTGACCAACATGGAAAATATCAAAAAAGGCGAGGACGTGGACATCCAGATCAAGGACATCGGTCTATGCAAAGCCGGTGCAGCCTTTAAAAAAGGCGAGCTTTTAGCAGCAGATGCTCAGGGATGCTTTGTCAAAGCGGCCACAGGCAACGCTATCCTGGGCATCGCCAAGGAAGCGGCATCCGCCAAAGACGTATATGTAAAAATCATTATTGCCCGAAATGGCAAAGCTACTGCTTAAGCAACAAAGGAGCGAATGAATATGCACGGTACTGGTACAGTAACAACCGCCACTATCCAGGCGGAAATCCAGAAGGGAATTTTTGTCCCACATGAATACCTTACAAACATGGCCATGATGTACTTCCAGAACGCAAGTGAGTACGTGGCAAAATCCGTTTTCCCGATTTGTCCGGTTCAGCTTTCTGCAGGAAAATACTTCACCTTCTCTAAAGCGGATTTGCTCCGAGATAACATGAGTAGAAAACCACAGTTCGGTAAGGTTGAGCCTGCACAGATGGGACAGCTGGACGGATCGTACAGCTGTGGCGTCGACCAGATCATTGTCGGCATCGACCAGATCAGCACCCTCAACTACCAGCGTCAGCGCGGCCCTGCAATGGCCAATCCTCGCAACGCCAAAACCCGCTTCATCGCAGAGCAGATGAACCTCCACCAGGACCTGGTCTTCTCGCAAAATTTCTTCAAGGCTGGCATCTGGAAGAACGAATGGTCTGGAAGTACAACCTACGAAAAAGGGAATAAGAAATTTATCAAATTTACCGATGGCAACTCTGATCCGATCCTCCTGTTTGATGATCTCTGCACGGAGGTTAAACAGAATACCGGTCGCAGACCAAACAAGCTGGTGCTTGGACAGCTTACATACAATGCCCTGAAAAAGCATCCAGGCATCGTAGAACGCGTCAAGTTCGGAGGTTCCAGCGCAAACCCTGCAACGGTCAATGAGCGCGTTCTGGCGGAGCTGTTCGGCATGAAGGAAGTCAAAGTGTGCAGTTCCATCTACAACGCAAGCCAGGTCGGATCTGCAGAGGATATGCATTTTATCTGCGAACCAACCTCGGCGCTGCTGGCATACGCACCAGACACCCCATCCATCGAGGAGCCGTCTGCTGGATATATCTTCACCTGGGATATGCTTGGAAATGGCAGCTACACACCGGTGCTGCAGTGGCCAGGCGAAAACGGTACCCATTCGGAATTCATCGAGGGCCTTTTTTCGGCTGATATGAAAAAAACATCTGATGATTTGGCCGTATTTTTGAAAGAGTGCGTATAAACCAGAGTCAATACCTAATAAGGAGCTGATAGCATGTACATCGCACAACGTCCCTGCACCTTTGCCGGAGTCCCATACCGCATCGGGGAAACCATCCCCGAATCAGCCATCTTGCCGGAAGCAGTGGACAATCTGATCAGCTACGGCGTAATCGCCAAAAGCAACACCCCAAACCCGCAGGCAGAGGAAATCACAACCATCAGTATCCCACTCTACGGAGACGGAGACAGCCTGGAGGTAGTGGACCTTTCGCCAGAGGAAGTGGTGCAGGCGATGGGCATCCTGCAGCAGACCGTAGCGGATGCCGAAAAGCAGATTGCAGACATCCACAGCAAAAACCTGCTCAAGATCATCCAATGCCTGGATCCTCGCAAAGGGATAAAGGATGCAGCGTCCAAGCGCGGCGACACCGCCCTGGACAGCGAACAGAGCCCGGGCGAACAATCCAAGGAAACACCTGATAACAACTCTGAAAACACCACAGAGGGCCGCCAGGAGCTGCTAAAGGACGGTGAGTAAATATGCCGGAAGTACCGGAAACCCCGGGAACAGCAACCTATACCTACGATCCTGCAAGGATATCTGCCAAAGGAAAGGACAGAATGCGGTTTGAACTGGGAGACACAGTGATTGATAGAGGGCCCATGACAAGCCCCCTGTGCGATCAGGAGTACGAGGCAATTCTGACGGAGGAACTGAGCTGGAAAAAAGCGAAGTTCCGCTGCCTGCAGGCCATCTGCATGAAGCTATCATACGAAGTGGACACCAGCATCGCCGGACTTTCCTATTCGCTCAATCAGCGGGCGGAACGATGGCAGGAGATGCTCAAAGCAGCCAAAAAGGAAATGGCTGCTCTGAGTGTCCCTCTGTCCGATCCCAGAGCACTGGGACCGAAGGACGGGGAACTCTATTTTCATACCGATATGCACAGGAACCCGAGAAGATAAGGAGGTGTGGCCATGTTTGGTGGTCTTTTACGGCCAGGTCAAGGCTTTCAAACCTTCACAGTACACAAACGCAGTGGGAAGCTATCCGCATCAGGCCGACCGGGAAAAAGCGGATTGATTGCATCCGGTACCATCGAAGGTATCCTGAGCGAGGCAAACCAACGAGAACAAGAACAGTGGAAACAGAACGGACATCCGATCACCCACACCATCGTCCAGCAAGGCGTTAAAAACTGCGGGAAGGCAGAGGATGTCCTGACCCTTGGGAAGGGAAAAGCAACGCGGAAATTTCATGTACAGGGAACCAAGAATCCTGGAGAGCTGGAACACTTCGTCGTGTATTATGTCCAGGAAAGAAATGACCTGCAATGAGCGGCGTGATCAGCAATCAGATAGAACTGGTCGAAGACATGGTGGAAACCAACGTCACATTCCAGATGAAAAGCCGCGGATTCCGTGTTGCAAACGAGCTGCGTAACGCCTCCCAGCTCGTACTGAGAGGGCAACGTAGCGGTAAACGATATAACGTACCTGGAACCGGAAGGATCAAATATAACAAGCGGAAAAAGACAGCAACAATCACCTACAAAAAATACACCGCATCCGCTCCAGGAGAAGCTCCGGCTGTTCGAACAGGAACATTCCGCAACAGCTGGAAACCTCGCGTATTTATGGATTCAACATCCTCAAAAACCAGCATCCATGCCGTTATTGAGAGCGGAATCACCGTCAACGGCCATAAACTCGGTGATATTTTGGAGGAAGGTACTCCAAATATGGCACCACGACCGTACAAAGAAGCTATCCTGAAAAAAGCCTATAACAAAGCAGTCAAAATCTACAAAGAACCTTATGTATAAGGAGCACCCCCTATGTTTGAAGAAACCCTTTATCAACACTTAATCGCAAGCGCGGAGTTGGCGCAGTTGCTGACAACTTACCAGGGAAAACCCGCCATCTTCCGCGAGGAGGCTCCTGGAGACATGGACCCGGGCTGGGCGGATGGATCGCAATACGCAAGGCTGGTGTACGGCGTGGATATGCAAGGGGACCCAGAGCGCAAAACGTCCGGCACTTTGAGCATCGACATCTTCTGCGCAGCTGGAAGTTTCAACCCCGAGGACCTGGAGCCGACTGTCCGCAGCCTGATCGATGGCTATTTTTTTAGCGATACAGCACAGACGATGGCTGCAATTTGGGAACGCACTGATGGATTCCAGGTAGAGACCGGGAAGGGCAGCAATATAAACGGCGTGACCCTGACCTTTTCTCTATCCGCTTATCCTAACCAAGAGACGGGCGCGCCAGATCCTGTGCAGCGCTTAAACAGCTGGTGCAAAGATGAATACCCAGACGCCAAAATCATCGGACTTGATGCACTGCCAAACGTGTGGAAACCAACAAACACAGCCCCCGCAGTTTACTGGAACCTGCAGCAGATCGGACCAGGCCGAATACCGGATAGCTGGGCCTGTACATGGCGGACAGCAACCTTGCGCGGCTTTGTTATGGCTCCAGGGGAGATTGCGAGAAACGGACTTGTCAGGAACATGACAGACAGACTCGATGAACTTTCGCGCCTTATCTTTCCTGATAACTCTCCGCTGATGTTCCAGCAGATCACCGCCAAAATCAATGCCGATCCGCTCAAAGAAGGACAGATCACGGTACTGGGCGAATACGGCATTACACGGAAACTGCCACAGCGGCCAACACTTAATCATATCCATATGGCACACGGTAAGGAGTGATACATCATGGCAAAGCAGAACGAGATACCGACCAAGAGCTCCCCTATGGCCTCAAAAGAAGAAAAGGAGAGCGTTTATAGCATGGAGGAATATGCAGCGCAGAGCAGCCTCCTGGACGCCTCTCCGGACCTGATTCTTGCAGCCTTTCGGTACGCTGGCAAGAGATCAGCCACCTTAAAAGAGGCAGCCGCTTTCGTTGACAAATTCAAAAAAATGACACCGTAGTAAAGGAGGGCTAGATCATGGCTAAATTTTACTATCAGGACGAAAAGAAAATCCGTCCTGGATTTTATCAGCGGTATGAGAATGCCGCGACTGAAAGAACCACCAAAGTGGACTACGGCATCGCAGCTATTACCATCCAGGCAAACTGGGGCCCAGTAGGCAGGGTCGTAACCTGTAACAGCACAACCGATCTGAAGGACGCCTTCGGTACTGCAAAAACAGTAGACGCAGCCCTGGCCTTGTTTGAGGGCGGCGCGCGCCGTGTCCATGCTTATCGGCTGGGCACAGGAGGCAAAGCAGCATCGGTACAGCTCAACGACGGTACCGGCAGCACACCTGTCGTCAAAATCAGCGCGAAATACCCAGGCACAAGATCATTCACCCTGACTGTACGCCAGAAACTGGGAGCCGAACTGATCAAAGAGCTGCTGATCATCGAAGGCACCGAGATTAAAGAAAGCATCTATTTTGCAGCAGGCAAAAATGAGCCGGATGCATTAGTGAAGGCGGTAGCGGATGTAAACAGCGAATACATCACAGCCGAAAAGCTGACCGAAGGAGACGGAACCATCAAAGCCGTAGCACAGGAAGCTATGAGTGGCGGCCAGGACCCAACGGTAAGCAACACCGAGTACAGTGCAGGATTTAACGCACTGGAAGCGTATGATTGGCGCGTCATTTGCAGTGATACCACCACAATCGCGGTCCATTACCTGCTGCACGAATACATCAAGCGCGTTTATGCAAACGGCAAGATGGCGCTTGGTGTGGTAGGAGAACCAACTAGCGAAAACTTCGCGACCCGAAAAGAGCATGCGGCCTCATTTGATGACGAAAAGATGATCTATCTGGGATCTGGATATAAAAAGGGAACAACCGAAGTGAATGGCTACAAAGCTGTCGCACTGTTGGCGGGAATTGTGTCTAATACCGAGGCCAACCAGAGTATTGTACATACCGAAATCCCTGATGCAACCGACCTGATGGAGGTGCTGACAAACTCCCAGTACGAGGATGCGATCCGCAACGGTATGATCCTATTTTCTCTTTCTCCTGAAGGAAAGGTATGGATCGATAGCGGCGTCAACACCCTCATCACCCCGAATAAGTACCAGGACGAGGGCTGGAAGAAGATCAAGCGCGTCGTAACCCGATTTGAAATGTTCCAGCGTGTGGACAAAAATGTCTCCCCGCTGATTGGAAAGGTCAACTGCGACGACGACGGCATCGCCAATGTCATCCAGGTAGGACAGGGCATCCTCAATGAGATGATCGCGGAGAAAAAGCTCTTTGACGGAGCCAGCATCTGCGAAGACCCAGACCGCCCATACGAATCGGACAGCGCATGGTTTATCCTGGCTGCGGACGATATCGATACCCTCGAAAAAATCTATGTCAACTATCATCTGCGCTTCAGCCGCAATTCTTAAAGAAGGAGGTAGCGTCATATGAATAACTATTTACAGCAGGCAACAGACCTTGCAAACAAGGTGATGACCGGCAAGGACGGCCGTTTGTTTTTGCAGGTAGATGATGTCAACATTTTTCTTGCAGAGGTAAACGAATTTACTGCAACGCTTAACATCACAAACACAGATTTCCAACCAGTAGGCTCTATTTTAATTTTTGGTGTAAACACTGGTGTGTCCATTTCCCTTGCGCTGACAGAGGCTGTGGTGCGAGACGACGTCATGCTGGAACCGCTGATCAACGCGATCCGCAACGGCAGAACACCATCTTGGGTGTTCCAAGGCGCTCTGGAACGCTGGGACGGGCAGACCGAAAGAACAACCTTCCGCCATTGCATCCCGGACAGCAGCGTGGACTTGATGAAACTGACACCAGGAGAGATTATCTCCCGCGCTTGGAATTTCCGCGTAAACTCTATCCCGGAATTCATCAAAACACTGCTGGTCGCTTAATAATTTAAATCCCCTCATAATAGCAGCGGCATAACGCCATATATGCGTTATGGGGGGATTTTTTACCATTAAACAACAAAAAACACTCAAAAACATATATAAACATATAAAAACATCAAAACAGGAGGCCGGCCAAATGCCCATGATCAAAACTACAGAAACAACTGGAATCCCAAACGCAGAGGAACTCAACCGCACTGAGGAAGATCTGCTGACAAGCCTGCTAGAGTGCGCAAACTTTCAGGCAGACGAAAACTTGATCAAAACCATCCACATTCAGAGAGGTGGGAAGCACATGTTTTCCTTTCGTGTCCACCCACTTTCTGAAGATGACATCCTGAAGGCAAGAAAAAAGGCAACGACCTATGCACCGAACCCTGCAGGCAAGAATCTGCCCAAAATTGAAAAGGATTATAACCCTGTGCTGATGCGCTGCCACAAAATCTACATGGCTACCGTGAAAGAAGACCAGAAGAAGATCTGGGAAAACAAAAAGCTGATGGACCAGCTGGACATCATGACCGGACCGGAAGTAGTGGACAAGCTGCTGCTGGCAGGCGAAAAGGACGCAGTAATCGAGACAATCGATGAGATCAGCGGCTATGATGCAGATCTGACAGAATACGCAAAAAACTAATCGAGGCCAGCCCTCTGGCCCGATGCCTTGAATATATCTGGAATCACCAACACATGACGCCCTCTGAGTTTTTTAAACGAAACAAAGGGGAACGCGCCTTCTTACTTGCCTGCACCTATCGTGCTATGGAACGGGAGGCGGAGCAAGGAGACCACCCACTGACCATCGTGGAACTTGCAAAAGCCTTTAAGAAGGGAGGATAATATGATCATCACAGACGGCAATACCGTTGTAATTGACGTGGAAGCGCGATTCACGGATAGCATGAGCGCAGGGATGGGCAAAGCCCAGCAACAAGCAGACCGCTTTGAAAAGAGCATGAAAAACACCCAGAAGCAGCTGGATCGTTTCGGACACACCCGATCCCGCGCTTCACTCGGCGTCGATGACCATGCCACCCCAGGGATTCGGCGGGCCTTATCCTCCGCCGCTCAGTTTACAGGCCGCGCCTTTCGCGGGACCCTCAATGTGATAGACCGGGCAAGTAACAAAATCGAATATGCAGAGAATCTCGGGCGTAATTTTGGAAGACGAACCTGGAACGCGACAATCGGCATTGTCGACAAAGCGACTGCACCGCTGCGCTTTATCAAAAATCAGCTCTTTTCCATCCAGACGCTGATCGCCGGGGTAGCAACCGGAATGGCAGCGCAGCAATTTGTAGGCGGACCAATCGCCTTGGCGGACAACATCGAAACCGCCCGAATCGGATTTGAAACCATGCTGGGTGGAATAGATAAAGCCGATAAGATGATGGCCGACATCAAGCAATTTGCTATCGAAACCCCATTCGAAACAATGGACATCGTCCAGAACACCCAGCGAATGCTGGCCATGAACTGGGACCCGAAAACAGTGCTGAGTGATATGGAGAAAATCGGTAACGCATCAGCCGCCGTAGGACAAGGAGCACAAGGCATTGAACGTGTTACCCTGGCCCTTGGACAGATGAAGATGAAAGGCAAGGTATCCGCAGAGGAAATGCTGCAGCTGACAGAGGGCGGCATCAAAGGCTGGGACTACCTTGCTAAGGGAATCGGCAAGACTGTAGCGGAAACACAGGAAATGGTCACTGACGGTCTTGTTCCCGTAGATGAGGCAATCCGGCATATCATCAACGGTATGAGCGAATTTGATGGCATGATGACCAAAACGGCAAACCGTACCGTCACAGGATTAAAGAGCCAGATCAAAGACACCTTCGAGGCCGGCATTATCGAAAAATGGGGCAAAGGTCTGCAAAAGGGAACAATCAAGGGATTGGAAAAATTCCTTGCGTACCTGGATAAGACAAGCCCCAAAATCGAAAAATGGGGAATTGCCCTGGAAGACCTGGGCGAAGAACTGAGTACTAAGGTTGTATATGGACTGGAAAAGGTCGGAAAAAGGGCAGATGAGGTGTTCAACAGCGACGAATTCCAGAATGCCGGATCTGCTTTTGAGAGAATCAGCATCGCATGGGACAAGATCATCGCGGAGCCTTTCTCTGATTGGTGGGATACCAAAGGGAAGCAGGTTTTCGCTGACAAAGCCGCTTCCTTTGGAGAAGGGCTGGGAACCGGAATCAGCAGTGGCTTGATGGCTATCCTGGGATTTGACGCAGCCGGAGCGGCTGATGATGGAGCGAGCATCGGGGCGAGCTTTGGAAAAGGCTTTGCAGAAGGCTTTGACGGAGAAGGCGTCGGCAATGCCATCAAAGGAGCACTGAAAAGAGCGCTGGGCTCTGCCGCTGACATTTTACCAGGCGGCGAAAAGGCAAGCGCAGGCTCGTGGATCTCTGCCGGACTGTTGGCCTTTGGAGGCAGTAAACTGCTCAAAGGCGCAGGCGGCCTTGTAAAAGGCGGCAAAGGCGCGTGGGATTTCCTCACCAAAGCCAGAGGAGCTGGAGCCGCTGCAGGAGCAGCCGGAGCCGGTGGAGCAGCTGCAGGAGGTATGAGCCTGCTGCAATCTGCCGGATTTAAGCTGGGAACCCTTGGCTGGGGGCTTGGATCGCAAGCTACTGGTCTCGGGCTTGTCGGCGTTGGAGCCGGTGCAGCAGCCGGAGGAATCGCCGGAGGAGCAGGCGTTATTTCTGGCGTCAACGACCTTGTCAACAAAGAATATGACCGGGGAGGCACAAAACTCGGCCTTGTCGGAAGCGGAGCTGCTGCAGGCGCTGCGATCGGTTCTGTTGTGCCTGTTGTCGGCACAGCAGCAGGCGCGTTAATTGGTGCCGGTGTCGGCGGTGTCGGAGCTCTTTGGAAAGGCGATGAATGGGGCGACAAGCTGGGCGCATGGTTCTCTGACCATTTCGGCAGCAAGGAAGCCCGATCCCAAACATGGGAAAGCGTCAAGGACTGGGCGATGCCCAAAGAAAAGCGCGAAGAATATGCCCAGGGCTGGGCCAAAACCAAGGAAAGCGTGGGAAATTGGTGGAGCAACACCAAGCAAAGCGCCTCTGAGGGCTGGCAAAACACCAAGCAGGGTGTGAGCGATTGGTGGGGAAATACCAAACAACGAGCCAGCGAAGGCTGGCAAAACACCAAGCAGGGCGCTGCCGATACCTGGCAGGGCGCAAAGGACTGGGGCGCGGACGTTGCAGAATACTGGAAAGGCAAAGCCGACGAGATCAAGGAGTTTTTCTCCGCTGAAAACATCGGCGAAATGCTCGGAACTGCAGTAGGAACAGCAGAAGCCTTTTTTTTCGAAACGCTCCCTGAAAAATGGGACAGCTTCATCGAGGGCACCAGTTCATTCTTCACCGAAACGCTCCCCGAGAAGTGGGACGGCTTCATTGAAAGCGCAAGCTCGTTCTTCACTGAGACCATCCCTGAAAAGTGGAATGGATTTGTAGACGGAGCAAGCTCGCTTTTTACTGAAACTATCCCTGAAAAGTGGGGTAACTTTGTCGATACCACAAAGGAAAACTTTGCAACCAAAGTCCAGGAATGGAAAGACGGCTGGGAAGATACCAAAGCCACCTGGGGAAACAAGGTCCAGGAATGGAAGGATGGCTGGGAAACCACCAAGGCAACCTGGGGAAGCAAGGTAGACGAATGGAAGCAAGGCTGGGAAACTACCAAAGCCACATGGTCCTCGAAAGTGGATGAGTGGAAGAACAGCTGGTCAGAGACAAAAGCAACCTGGAGCGCCAAAGCCGAAGAATGGAAAAACGGCTGGGGCGAAGTAAAATCTGCTTTTTCTTCTGCTGCAGAAAGCCTGGGCAACTGGGCAGACAAAGCAAAAACAGGACTAAAAAGCGCCTACGAAAATGCCAAAACAAAGGTAAGCGGATGGTGGGATGACTTTTCTTCCGGTTTTAGCAAAGGCCGAAAGGAAGCAAACCCGGCCAACAACGCCAACGGCAGCTTTGTAGGATCTAAAACCCTGAGCTGGCTGGCGGAGGACGGACCAGAAGTCGTCATCCCACTGGGCGGACACCGCAGACGCAGAGGGCTGGAGCTTTGGGAAAAAGCCGGACAGGTCTTAGGCGTTGCGCAGCATGCCAACGGAGGATTTGTAGGAGCTCCAGCCAAACCGCAGCCCACAATCCCAGCTCCGGCAACGATAGGAGGAGCTGGCAATATCGCCGCACCATCTGCATCATCAGGAGTCAATGTGCAGATCGGCAATATCACAATTACCGTCTCTGGCGTGGCTGGGAACCTTCTGGAAAGCATCAACAGCCAGCGCGGAGAAATAGCAGACGCAATCAGCGAAATCGTATCAGAAGCACTGTCAGAGGCATTCGAGAATATGCCGCTGGCAGCAACCTAATGGATAGGAGGGGAATCTAGTGGACATCTTCATCACCGAAAAGGGCGGAGGCCGATCCTTACAATTCCCAGCCTTGCCCGAAAGAATCAAAATCGGGCAGTCAACCGGTTTTGCGACATACAACATCCTGGACCTGGGGGCCGTGAAGATCCCCAGCGTCCTGGAAATCGGAAGCTACAGCTGGTCGGGCATGCTGCCAGGGGAAGGCAGAATTGGAGAGCCCTGGATCAGAGGGGTCTGGCAATCGCCAAAGGATATCCAAACTATCTTCTCGTACTGGCGCACTCAGGGGACGGAGCTTAAGCTGATGATCATAGGCACCCCTATCAACCACGATGTCTATCTGAGCAGCTACGACATGGAATATCAGGGCGGATACGGGGACGCTGACTATTCCATCGAGTTTATCGATGCAAGGAACATCGACATCACAACCACCAAGACCAGCAAGACCCAAAGCAAAACCACCCCCAAACGCCCCGTTTCCCCGACCCCAGCAACGCACACTGTACGAAAAAATGAAAGCCTATGGGAAATCGCGCAGAAGTATCTGGGTAGCGGCAGCAATTACAAACAGCTATACAGTACAAATCAATCGGTAATCGATCAGCGAAACAAAGGAACCGGAAACAGCAAATACACTATTTATCCCGGGCAAATTTTAAAGTTGCCGAAATAAACATCCAAAAACACAAGAAAACAGCTATAAACAGGAGGAAAAGAAGTGGAAGCCTCTCTGGAAAATCCAAAATACAGCGCCTATCTGGTGACTGGCGGCGGCTCAAAATACAACATCACCAACGTACTTGAGAATCTCTCTTTAACAGAAGGGGAAAACTCGCTGGCACAAAAGTGCGATTTTACGATTGCAAATATCAAGACAAAATCCGGACTCATGTCCGGAATCGTGGATATCGCACACAAAATATATGTCTACGCTGACACCGGCAGCGGAAAAAAGGAAATGTTCCGGGGTACCATCTGGACAAGGAAATACAACAGCGCGGACGAAAAGGTGCTGCCCTGTGTAGCCTATGACCACCTGATCTATGCAGAAAACAGCGAGGATACCTTTTATTTTCCAGCAGGGAAAAGTACGAGATCTATTTTCTCCACCATCTGCGGAAAGTGGGGAATCAAGCTCAACTATAAATTTGCAAGCATCACCCACCCCAAGCAGACCAACCAACTACAAAAGAAATATATCTCGGATATGTTTCTGGAGCTGCTCAAGGAAGTCAAAAAGCAAAATGGGCAAAAGTACATCATCCGCAGCGCAAACGACACGATGACCGTCAGCCAGCGGGGCACCAACGGGACGATCTATCATTTTGTGTCCAAACAGAATGTGGAGCAGACGACCAGCAGCAGAACCCTTTCCGGGGTCATTACGCAGGTAGCCATCACCGGAAAAGAGGACAAAGAAGGACGAAGCCCCGTGGAAGCCATTGTAAAAGGGCAGACAGGGGCATACGGGACGCTTCAGGCGATCATTGAGAGAAAGGAAGGGACAACCCTGGCAGAAGCCAAACAAGAGGCCCAGGAGCTGATCAACGAAAACGGAAAGCCTTTTGAAAGTTTCTCTATTAACGGGATTGATTGCCCGTGGGTAAGAAAGGGAGACAAAATCAGCGTTTCTGCCGGTGATTTATCCGGAACCTTTTATGTGGTGTCGGTGGATCACGACGCCAAAAAGAAAAAAATGAGGATGGAGGTAGAGAGGTAATGCGAAACAAAACCGGCAAAGAAAAGCTGGCCGGAACGATACAAAAACGGATGGGGCAGGTAGCAAACTACGGGAAAACCCCAACAGTAGAGCTTGGAAACATCATGGGAGACATGAGCCTCAAGGTAGACAGTAACCCTGCAAACCCGTTTCCTCCGTCCGACTACATGGTATGCCGCCACTACTGGCTGGACGAAAGCGAGAGCCCGCCGTTTACCAAAACCAAAAAGGCCGGGCTGCATCAGCACCCTATCGCTTCCAATCACCAGCACCCAGAAGCGGGACTGCATGAACACATTGTTTTATTCCCAAAGCGCCTGAGACCAATCGAACCGGGAGATCGTGTCCTTGTGGTGTGGGCAGGATCAGAACCGATTGTCGTGGACATTGTACTGCCGGCAGACGGGCCAAAATTCAAGGGGGAATAGCAGATGCCATATTTATACCCTGATAATTTTTTTGATGAGGAGCTGGAGATCACCGCCGAAGACCTGGAGGAACAAAGACGGATCGGGTACAAAGGCAGCGTCTATTTTGACGACCGGACAGGAGACCTACTGCGGAACGGTAAAAATCAAATCATCCCCAGCAGCGGCACCGACGCCTGGCACCATTGGTGCATCAAATGCTTGCAGACACCGCGATACGCCTGCCTTGCTTATCCATCCGACTACGGAGTGGAAATCGAACCCGCCTTCAGAGCATCCACCAGGGAGGAAGCGGAAAGCATCCTGACCCGCACCATTACCGAGGCGCTGGAGGCAGATCCGTATGAAAGGCTGCAGTATATCCAAAGCATTGAATATAACTGGATCGCGCCAGACAGCGTGGACGTCATGCTCTCTCTGGTGGGAATCGACGACGCCACAATCGATATCACAGTGAGAATGAACAACTAGGAGGTGAGAGGCATGGCAGAATACACAACCCCCGAATTCTTAAAGAATCAGAGCGTCGATGAAATCCATGATGCTATGCTCAAAGAGCTGCCGGATGACATTGATAAGAGCTTCGGACAGTACCCCTGGGACCTGACAAGACCAACCGCCATAGAAAAATCGAAGTTTGCGCAGTTCCAGCTCAATGAAACCTTGCAGCTGCTATTCCCACAATTCGCCTACGGGAACTGGATGGATCTGCATGCAGAGAACAGGGGAATCATCCGCAAATCCCCCACCTATGCCATCGGAGTTATTAAGGTATCCGGCAAAGAGGGTACTGCTATCCCAAAAGGGACCAAGTTCTCCACAGCATCGGTCAACGGCGGCGCAGCAATCGAATTTAGTACCACAATGGATGCTACCATCCCCAGAGAAGGGACAATCAGTATCTCCATTCAGGCCACAGAAGCCGGTACTGTCGGGAACGTAACTAAAAACACAATTATCCTCAAGTCCAATCAAATCACAGGTATCACCGGAGTCAACAACGAATACCCCACATCCGGTGGAACGGAGGAAGAGGACGATGACAGCCTGCGAGACCGTGTCAGTGAGTACGACAAAACACAGGGCCAATCTTTTGTCGGGAACCCCAATGATTACAAACGCTGGGCGGAAAGCATTGACGGAACCGGCAGGGCCGTTATTATTCCAGCACAGGACGATACAGGGCTTGTAACTATAATCCTGATTGATTCCAACGGAGATCCCGCCACCACAGAGCTATGCAAGGAGGTATACAACTATATCATGGCTACGGGACCAGAGGACCTAAAACGGCTGGCACCGGTCAATGCTTACCTCAAAGTTATCCCCCCGAACACAATCCCAATACATATCAAAGCGATTATTGAACTTGAAAACTCCACCATTGAAGCAGTACAGCAAGCCTTTTTTGTCAGTATCAAAAATTACTTCAAAGATGCCATTCAGGAAGAAGAAATCCGATACACCAGGGTGGGCTCTATCCTCTCTGAGACTGTAGGTGTCCATGACTACGAAAACCTACTTATCAACAGTGATACGTTAAATATCCCGATTTTAAAAACAGAACTCCCCCAAATCACAATAGAAATGATTGATTTTACAGAAGGAAATGTTGCTTAAAATCAACTTGCTGGTAACTTGCTGAATCCCCCATCGGCTAACGCCAGGCTAAAGCCCATAATATAAGCGTACAAATCAATGCCCAAAATGGGACACCTAAAAATGGGACAGGAATCAAGTTTTTTATTCGCAGATCATTTCTTGATTTATTGAATCGGACAATCCAATAAACAGCGGTTAATTTGCTGATAACTTGCCAGTAAGTATATCAGGGACGGTGTCCCAGGCTAAAGCCCATAATATAAGCGTACAAATCAATGCCCAAAATGGGACACCTAAAAATGGGACAGGA